GCTTTTAGGCTTGGGATATGGCCCGAACATAGCGCAGCCCTCAACGAAGCAGGCATCCCCGGTATCCGCTATCTGGATCAGGGGTCGCGTGGAAAGGATTACGGCCCCGCCATTGCCGCACAGCAACAGCGAATTGCGTCGGGTAAACCGGAGGCGGAAGCAGAACTAGCCCAACTTCAACGGCTTCAAGATGAGCAATTAAAGAATCAGACCAGCAACTACGTCGTCTTCAATCCCGACATTGTCGACATCTTGCGCAAATATGGACTGGCCGGCCTGACTATGGGCGGGGTGTTGGCAGGTGCAGCCCAAGGTCCGCCCGCTCCAAACTCAAATGAACAACGTAGCGCACTGCCGGTAGCGCACTGAACGCTCCCAGTTCGATGGTGATGATTTTGTCGCCGTCGGTGACGTCGACGACATTGTGGGTGCCGTCCCAGCGGATCAAAGCGTTCATGGAATTCCTCCGAGCGGCAGATATGCATAACGCATAAAGGGTGTCAATGGCCGACTACAATATCCCCGCCGCCACCGCGCCCGAGGGCGAGCCGTACAAGGACCCGGACGGCTATTACTCGCTGGAGCAGCTCAAGCGGCAGTACTGGGACTACCTTGCCATCAAGACGCCGGAGATTAACGAGGCGAAGGAGGCGCGGCGCTACTACCACGGCGCGCAGTGGAGCGACAAGGAACTGAAGGCGCTGAAACGAAGACGGCAACCGCCGGTCGTCTCCAACCGCATCGTGCGCAAGATCGATGCCATCGTCGGCTTGGTCGAGCGCTTGAAGCAGGACCCGAAAGCATATTCGCGCACGCCGAAAGCGGACGCCGGGGCCGACATTGCCACCGCCGTGTTGCGCTATGCCATGGACAAGGTCGACTGGCGCTCGAAGTATCCGCGTTGCGCGCGCATGGGCGCGATTGACGGGTTCTGCGGCGTGGAGATCGACCTCGCCTACGGCGACCATGGCGACCCCGACATCGACCTGCACATCGTCTATCCCGACACGTTTTTCTACGACCCGCGCTCCTACGATGACAACTTCACCGACGCGCGCTTCATGGGCATCTCCAAGTGGATCGATGCCGAGCAGGCGAAGGAGCTGGTGCCGGACAAGGCGGACGTGATCGATCAGGCCGGGCAGGGCGCGACCGACGTGATCACCGACTCAGACCGCGAGATGCGCTGGATCAACACGACCACCAAGCGCCTGCGCATGGTCGACCATTGGTACGTGATGAACGGGCAGTGGAACTGGTGCCTGCACATCGGTTCGGCCAAGCTGCAGGAAGGCGTCTCGCCGTACATCGACGAGCGCGGGAAAAGTTTTCCCAAGTTTTTGATGTTCTCGGCCTCGGTCGACCACGAGGGCGACCGCTACGGCTTCGTGCGCAACTTCAAGGGCCCGCAGGACGAGATCAATCACCGCCGTTCGAAGTCGCTGCACATCCTCAATTCACGACGATTGATCGCCGACAAGGGCGCGGTGGATGACGTCGAGCGGGCACGGACCGAGTGGGCGCGGCCGGACGGGTTCATCGAGAAGAACCCGGGACGCGAGATCACCCCGGAGGACCAGAAGGCCGACTTCGCCGGACAGTTGCAGCTGCTGCAGGAGGCGAAGACCGAGATCGAGAACTTCGGACCCAATCCCGCCCTCTTGGGGCAGGGGATCGAGGGCAGTTCGGGAAGGGCCATCAGCCTGCTGCAGCAGGCCGGCATTGCCGAACTGGGCCCCTACATGGTGGCGGTGCGCACGTGGCGCTTGCGGGTCTATCGCGCGCTGTGGACCATCGTGCAGCGCTACTGGACCGCCGAGCGCTGGGTGCGCGTCACCGACGACGACGGCTTGGCGCAGTTCATCCAGATCAACGGACTGGCCACCGACCAATACGGCCAGCCGGCGCTGGCCAACGCCATCGGCACGCTCGACGTCGACATCATTCTCGACGAGGGCCCCGACAACATCAATCTGGCGGCCGACGCCTACGACACGCTGCTCGCGCTGGTGCGCGGCGGCACGCAGATCCCGCCGGATGTGCTGATCGAACTCGCCCCGTTGCAGAACTCGATCAAGCAGAAACTATTGCAGCGTCTGGAGCAGCAGCAGAACAACCCGCAGAAGGCGATTGCGCAGGCGGTGGCGCTGCAGGGCGAGGCGGCGAAGACGGCGAAGACCAAGTCGGAGACGGTGAAGAACCTCGCCAACGCCGCGCGCGACATCCACGACGCGCACGCCGACGCCGCCGACCGCGCCTTCGTGCAGCAGCAATATCAGGCTCCGGGTACGCTTCCAGATCCCACCCTAGGCGCGGGCGTGCCCGGACCGGGACCGGCTCCGGTTGCCCCTCCTCCGGGCTTCGGGCCGGTTCCGGGCGCGACCTCGCCAAGCCAAGATGTCCCGTCCAACTTCCAAGGCGTACTGCCGTTCCCCGGCATGATGCCGCCCGGCGCACGGCAGGCGGGCTAGCGAATCAAGGTTCCTGATTCGTACCGTCAAGCCTTTTCTTTGCAGAGCCCGCCGGTTTTGCAAACGCATTTCACGTCCGCCGCACGAAACGCGGCAACGCACGGCACCGCGAAACGGACCAGCGCCCGCGCTCGGCGAAACGAGCGGCATGGAGACGACTATGGCTGACCCCGAAGACCTCGAAGTCGAGCAGGCTGTCAGAGATACCGAAACCCAGATCATGGACGAGGCTTTCGCCCCGGATAAACCGGAAGCGGAAGAAACCCCTCTGCCCGAACGACCACGCGACCCGGACACCGGACGCTTCACCCGGGCCGCACCCCCAGCGACGGAGGAAACTCCGCCGCCCGAAGGGGTGCCGCAAGAGGGTGAGGCCGACGAGCGGCCGGGCGAGCAGGTGCCGTCGTGGCGTCTGCGCGAGATCGCCGAAGAGCGCCGACAGATCCAAGCGGAACGTGATGCCTTGCGTGCCGACAACGCCCGGATGCAGGCCTATGTGGCCCAATTCCAGCGTCAGCAGCAGGCCACGCAGGCTCCGCCGTCGATTGACCCGGTGCTCGATCCGCAGGGCTTCGCCAAGCAGGTCCGCGAGGAACTGCGCGCGGAGTTCGTGGAGCAACAGCGCTCCTCGCGGCTCGAAACCAACCTCGAAATGGCGCACCTGCGTCATGGCGACCGGTTCGAGCGGGCCTACGAGGCCCTGATCGTCGAAGGCCAGCGCGGCAACAACCAGCTGGTGCGCCAGCTGGTCGCCCAGCCCAACCCGGGCGAGGCGATTGTGCGCTGGTTCTCCAGCAACGAACTGATGCGGGAAACCGGCGGCGATCTCGCCGGCTTCCGCCAACGTGAACGCGAAGCCCTGCTCAACGACCCGGAATTCCTCGCGCAAGCGGCCGAGCGTGCGCGCTCGTACGCCCAAGGGGGAGGCGGTCAGCCACCGCGAACCGTGACGCGAATGCCGCCCTCGCTGGCCAAGGCGACGGGCTCTTCATCTGGCGAGTCCCCGGAAGGGCAACTCGACGGCTCGGATGATGGCATTTTCGCCTATGCCCTGAACTCCAGACCACGACGCTAAGGCCGATAAGCGTCCGAGGAGGAAGCCATGGCGCTTTCTTCGATCCAGACTAATAACAAACTCATTGTCTTCAAGCGCGAGATCCTGCGCGAATTCGTTCGCCAGAACATGTTCTCGCCCTACATGGGCAATGGGCTCACCAACATCATCCGCGTGCTCAACGATCTGAAAGCCGGCGGCGAACAGGTCAACGTGCCGCTCACCTCGGCGCTGCGGGCAACCGCCATCGCCAACGGCACGCTGGTCGGGGCCGAAGAGGCCATCGACAACTACGGCTTCCGCATGTGGATCGACTGGGCGCGCAACGCGGTCAAGACCAACCGGCAGGAGATCCACCGCGACTCGGCGGCGATCTATGACATTGCCCGGCCGCTGCTCTCCGATTGGGGCAAGGAGCTGATCAAGAACGAGATCTGCGATGCGTTCCTGTCGATCCCCTCGATCACCGCCCCCGCCAACCTCGGCACCGCCAACGGGCAACGGGTGAACGGCTTTACTTGGGACAACACCACGACCTCGGGAGCCTCGGGCTCGTCCAACCGCGACCAGTGGACGTCGGACAACGCCGACCGCATCCTGTTCGGCAACACCATCGGCAACGCGGTGTCCAACGTCTGGGCGACGGCGGCGGCGCTGGTCGACAACACCAGCGGCAAGCTGACCGGTGCGTCGCTGAAACTGATGAAACGCCGCGCGATGAACGCGGTGCCGCGCATCCGGCCGTACCAGACCAACGACGGCTACGACTTCTGGATCGCCTTCTGCGATCCGAATGCGTTCCGCGATTTGTCGAACGACCAGACCATCGTCAACTCGCACCTCTACGCGCGGCCGCGCGAGGGCCGCTACAAGGAGAACCCGCTGTTCAATGACGGCGACATTCTCTACGACGGGGTGATCGTGCGACAGGTGCCGGAATTGCTGATCCGCATCCCCACCCTGTTCAAGACGGCGGGTGCCGGCGGCATCCAGATCAACGCCGTGCACCTGTGCGGACAGTCGGCCATGTGCCAGTTCTACGGCCAGCTGCCGCGCCCGACCCGGTTGGAACAGACCGACTATGACTTCAATCGCGGTGTCGGTATCGAAATGGCCTATGGCCTCGGCAAGGTGGCCAAGACCACGTCCTCGAAGTTCAAGGAATGGGGCGTGTTCACCGGCTTCTTTGCTTCGGTCAACGACACGTAATACGCTACGCCTTCACGGGCGGTGACTGTCGGTCGGTTTTTTGTCTCTCCAAGCGGGCCGACTGGCGGGCCGCAACGCCGCCCGTGAACTTTTCAGGAGGCACGATGGTTTTAGTGCGCTGGCTCGAACGGGAAGACTGGAAGACCGGCCATCCGTTCTACGGGTTCAACGGCTACACCTTCCATGGCGACGAGCCGGTGGACATCATGGACGCCGAGACGCTGCGTCTCGTGCGCCAACATCCAGAGCTGTTTGCAGTCGAGGAGGCAAATGATGAGCAAGCACAAGAAGGCAAAGAAGAAGGACGGCAAGTCGAACGCGAAAATCAAACGGGCTACGTCCCCGTCAAAAAACCCAAAAACCCCAAGCCGGGCAGCAAACCCAAACCCGGTGCCGTGGCGGACGTAAAGCCTGATCAGGTGAAGGAATGACCACCTACCGGACGCGCGCCGACCTCGTCAACGAGGCGCTGATGAACCTTGGCATCTTGGCGGCCGGACAGACGGCCGACGCCGAGGATTATCAGGCAGTCGACGGCAAGGTTGAGGCGCTGTACGAGCGGCTGGAAGCGCAGGAGATCATCGACCTCGACAACACGGTCGACGAGATCCCTTCGAATATTTTCATGCAGCTCGCCGTCCTGCTCGCCGACGACGCGGCGCTGATGTTCGGCCTGCCCGGCATCCCCGCCTCGCCGTCTAACCCGCAGCCGGTGCAGCTGGCGACCGATTCGATCCGGCGCGTCACCTATGCGCGGCCGACCTACGAGCCGCAGAAATCGGAGTGGTTCTGATGGCAGACTATGGCTATTCGCACGAGCGCGGCTTCGGCCTGCGCGATGCGCTCAACGCCGCCTACCCGATGACGGGGATGGGCGAGTACGGCATGATGTTTCCGCCGAACTCCGGCTCACCCACGCCGGAGGCCCCGGTACCGATCCCGCGCCAGCGGCCGCCGCAGCCCCTGCCGGCCGTGCAGCAGAACAACCTCAACGTGCCGCAGGCGGGCACGCCGGCCTATCAGGCGATGCCGCCGAACAATCCGGGCCCGGCTCCGCTGGCTCCGGTTGCGCCGCCCTACCAGATGGCTCCGGCCGGCGGGCCGGTGGCGCTGCCGCCCGGCGGGGTCAACCTGCCGCGCACCTTCCCCGGCATGCAACGGCTGCGCGGACAGTTCGCGCCCAATCTAGCGCCGCGAGCCGGGTTTAATCCCGCACTCGCGGCGCAACTGCTGGCGCGCTACTCCTAGGACAGATTGGCCAGCACCTCGCTGTCGTCGAAGAACTCCGGGTCCATGATCTTGTGGTGATCGCTGCCGGTGATCGCGTTGCTTTCGTGCGCTTCGAGCTTGCGCGGTTTGAGCAGGCGCTTTTTCTGCGCACGGATCTCGGCAATGGCGTTCGCCGCGCGGATCAGTTTTTTCATCCAGCGTTCCTCGGCCTCGGTGAGACGGTGCAGCTGCTCTTGCTTGCGTCGGATCTTGTCCATCGGTGTCTGTCTCCTTTTGACCCTAGCACCCTAGCACGAGGGGTCCGCGCTTTTAGGCGTTTTGCATAATCGCGTCATACCGCAGAAGGACTTCTTGCACGTTTGGATGCAGTTGACATGAGGCGGTGCAGCGCTTTGTCGCGCGTTTGATGACGCGGCGAATGAAAGAAGTCGGCCAATGACGCGGGCGCAAACGAGGAAAAATATTTTTTATGCCTGACGTAGCGATCCCCTTCCCGGTCACCTCTGGCCCGGGAAAAAACGTGCACGACTCGGCCGGCCGGCTGATCAACGTCTATGCCGAAGACCTCGTGCAGGGAGCGCGCTCGCAGACCGTGTGGCGGCGCGCGCCGGGCTTGAACTCGTTCGTTAACTTCACCGACACCGGCTGGCGCGGTGCCATCGTCATCGGCTCGCAGCTCTATGCCGCGTTCACTTCGGGCGGCGGCCGCGTCTCCGCGTTCGATTCGACCGGGGCGGCGACCTTCCTCGGCACACAGCCGGGCACGAAAAAAGTTTTCTGGGCGCGCAACAACAAGGTGCCGCCCGACGTCGTGTTCGTCGATCCCGACAACGGGCCGTTTCAGGTGACGGGCTCGGGCGTGATCGATTACCCCGATGCCGACGTCGCCTTCGCCAACTCGGTGTGCTTTCTCGACGGCTACTTCTTCTTCACGCACGGCGACGGCACGGTGATCGCCTCGGCGATCAACGACACGGCGGTCAATCCGCTCGACTTCATCACCGTGCAGGGCAACCCGGGCGGATTATTCCGCGCCATCCCGTTTTCCGAATTGTACCTGCTCGGCTCGACCACCATCGAGGTGTGGCAGAACACGGCGAATCCGACCGCGTTCCCGTTCTCGCGCGTCAAGGTGATCCCGCGCGGCATTCTCGGGCGCTACTGCGTCAGCGGCTGGGAGCCGGGCTTCGGCAAGGGTGTCTTTTTCGTCGGCGACGACCGCCAGTTCTACCTGCTCAACGGCTACGTGCCGACCAAGCTGTCGACGCCCGATGTCGACCGGGCGATCACCAACTTCATCGATCTTTCCGGCGGCTCGGTCGAGGACATCGAGCTGTTTCCGTTCGTCGCCTCCGGGCACTCCTACCTCGTGCTGCGCATGCCGACGGCGACGTGGACGTTCGATGTGGACACGTTGCGCTGGCACGAGCGCACCAGCTATCGCTCGCCGACGTGGCGCGCCTTCGCCTCGGTCAATGCGTTCGGTACGTGGCTTGCGGGCGATACGATGTCGTCGAACATCCTGCAGATCACCGAGCAGGTGCAGACCGAACTGGGACAGGACATCGTGTTCGAACTCTGGTCCGGTCCGGTCACGGCCTTCCCCAATCGTATCCGCGTGGCGCAGCTGACCATCGACGTCGCGCGCGGGGTCGGCCTCAACACGGGGACGAACCCGACGCAGACCGATCCGAAAATCTACATCTCGTGGAGCGACGATGCTGGCATGAGCTGGTCAGCGCCGATCCAGCGCCGGCTTGGTGCGCAGGCGACCAACAAGTATCCGGTGCGCGTCAATCGCGTCGGACAGACCAAGGATCAGGGACGGCGCTACAAGCTGCAGGTGTTCGATCCGGTGCAGGTCGAGCTGACCGGCGGCAAGATGTCGAGCGAAGTGAGGAACTACTGATGGCCCTGATTGGAGCGCTGCCGGTCCCCGACATCACGCAGACCTTTACCGACAAGAACGGCAAACCGACCAAGGAATTCTTCAACTATTTAAAATCTCTGGGCGGCGCTGGATCGGGCCAGTTCATCAGCGTCACCGATTACGGCGCTTCCGGCACGGGCGATGCGACGGCGGCATTTCAGGCGGCCAACGATGCAGCGGACGCGGCGGGCAAGGCGCTGTTCATTCCGAGCGTGCCGAACGGTTGCTACACGATCACCGACACGGTGACGATCTCCTGCCGGCATGTGTTCGGCGAGACGATGTGGATCGATCAGGGCACGTTGATCTGCTGGCAGCCGACCGTCCCGACCGACATGAAGCCGTGCTTTGACTGCACCGGATATGACGGTGCGGTGGTGCAGGACGTCTCGATCACCGGACCGACCCATTATGATACGAGCACGCTTTATTCCGATGGCATTGTCTCCGGTGCGGGCTTGGACAATCTGAACCCGGCTCTCTTGAATGTACCTCTGTACAGCTCGTTCGCCGACGGAGTGGCAGGGTTCGGAACCAGTATCAATGGCAAGGTTACCTTCATCCGTTGCAGCGCCAACGACGTGAAGGCCGCGCTTTATCTCGCCGGAGCAACTGGTCACTGCTTCTCATTCGGCTGCGACTGGGGCGGCGGCGGCACGCTGTTCGGCGTCTACTGCAAGATCAATTCAGAGGACTATTCGTTTGGCTGGTGCAATTTTAACGCGGCATGGGCCGGCATACTTTGGGGCACGACCCCTTATGCCGGGCACAATGGCGGCATGGATGCTTCATACTTCAAATGCCATTGGGCCGGGAATCCCTACTGCTTCTATCAGGTCGACGACTCAGGGATTGGGGCCTCCGCCGCCAACGGGTACCAAGTTAGGATGTATGATTGTGCTTTGGAGGCGGTCAAGGAATCGGTGATCCGCGTTCTTGACATGGACAATTCTTCGTCGACCTTCATGCTGGACCGTTCGGGGTTTGGCTGGGAAAACGATGAGAGCGTGTGTCTACCGCCGGAGATCGCACGGCCGGGACAGAAGCAAAAATACTTGTTTGACTTTGGCCGCCCGGCGTTGATCAAGATGAACTACGACCGGATCTCCGGCGGCGGTTCTTTCACGTTATCGGGCATGAATGTCAACGCGCGCTGCGCGCGCATCTACAACGATGCGACGGATACGGCAAGCTTCGACAAGAATGCGCTTTTGGCCATCGGCCCGGTCGATTACGTCAACGGGCCGAGTACGCAGCGCGACGACCGGCGCGCTTTTCCGCTCGACGACTGGGTGCATCGGCAGGAGCAGCAGATCGGCGATGCCGTGGCGCGTGTGCCGACCGTGCTGCTCAATCCCGAGATCGCCGGCAACTGGACGGCGACAAATTGCACGGTGACGATTTCTACCTATTCGGCGGTCGTTGCGGGTATCCTGTCCGGCGTGCCGTTTCCCGGCCAGTTCTATCCCGAACTCATGTCTTCGCGCGACGCGGCGGCCATCGTCATCACGCCGTCGGCGACCGGATGGTTCGCCGGCTTGCCGTGCAATCCGAATCCCTTCGGAGCGGGCAACAACAGCATAGCGATGTCGTGCTGGGTGGCGACCGCCGGAGCCGACCGGCAGATTCGCGTGCGGCTGTCGTGGGACCTGTTCGTCAACACCTACGACACGACGACGACGATCAACGGGTTTAACGGTGCACAGAAGCTCTGGGGCGTCGGCTATACCGGGGTCGATGGCGGCGGCAATACGCTGTTGAAGGAATTCCAAGTTTTCGATGCCGGGGCCGGCTCGACTGCGCCGCTCGTCCTGTTCGGCGTGATGGTCTGCAAGAACGACCTCGCGCAATACAATCCCGGGCAGGGCCCGGGGTTTTCCGCAGCGATTGTCGGCTCTAGCGGGGCCGCGCCGGTCGCGTTCATTCCCGTCACCGTCAACGGGGTCGACCTCGTGCTTCCGCTTTACCCGCCTTGAGGTAAGCCAATGTCTTTGTTCAGCGACATCTTCAACCCGCAGCGCAAGTTCGATCAGGCGGCGCAGAATATTCAAGCCGGCATCCAGCAGGGCGAAACGCAGGCGCTGCCCTACATGCAGACGGGCATCAATGCGCTCGACGAGTATTACGGCAAGGCAGCCGCACCCTATCAGCAGGTGTTCGGCTCAGCCTCGGCGGGCGCGAACCTCTACGGCGACCTGACCGGGGCCAATGGCCCGGAAGGACAAGCCAGAGCGCGTGCGGCATTCCAGACCGACCCGGGCTATGAGTTCGCGCGCGATCAGGCGTTGCAGGCGACACAACGCTCGACCGGCACCGGCGGGTTTCAGGATTCGGGCAACGTGCTGACCGCGCTGGAGGACCGCGCCTCAGGCTTGGCGCAACAGCAGTACGGCGCATGGGCGGCACGGCTCGCGCCTTACCTCGGGCAGCAATCGCAGGCGGCTTCCGGGCTCGCCGGGGTCTACACCGGGCAGGGACAGGACCTGACCTCGCAGAACAATGCCATTGCCAACCTGCTCTACGGCTCGGCCACCGGACAAGCCAACGCCGGCGCGGCCGGACTACTGGGCACGCAGAACGCGGAGAACCAGCTCGGCGGTGGCATTATGAACCTCGCCGCCAAGCTGCTCGGCTTCTCCAAGGGCAACACATTCAACTTCGGCGGAGGCACTGGCGGGACCGGCGGCTCGGGCGATCTGCTGAGCAACGCGGACTTTGCCGGCGCGACCGACGCGGACATCTTTGGCGCGGGCGTCAGCGGCGGCACGGCGGCCGCACCATTGTTTGCGGGAGCGTAGATCGATGGCCATCCAATACGGCGTTCCCTTCTATCCCGGCTACGTCAACTCGCCGCTGCTGCAGGACATCGCCAAGGGCCCGTCCAACGTCGTCGACGTGTCCAAACTGTTCGACAGCTACGCGGCCGGAGAAAAGTTCGGCAACGAACAGGCGCTACAGAGCGCCTTTCCCGGTGGCTTGCCGACGTTGCCGGATGGTACGCCCGACTATAAGAAGATCAGCGACACCGTCCTGCAGATCGGCGGCGCTTCGCAATTGCCGACGGCGCTCAATCTGGAGAACCTGCGCTACCTGCGCGGCTTGCCGCCGATTGGCAGCGATTCGTCCGATACGACGCAGCCGGATACGGCGCAGCCCAAAACGCCCTATTCGATGAACCGCATCCCGCAAGCGCCGACGCAGGCGACGTCTTATGCGCCGGATACCAGCAGCGGCGAGCGGTTGCGGCCGGGTCAACCGGGCAACCTCGGCCCGGTGACCGGGGTCAGCATTGACGGCCAGCCGACCGAAACCCCGCCGGTCCCGCGCACGGAAAGCATGAAACTGCAGTCCGAGGCGCAGCAACCGGACAACCGCTACCCGCCGCAGTTCGCCACCCTTGCCGGAACGCCCCGGCAACCGCCGCAACCTGCGCCGCCTCCTGTCGCGCCTCCGCCGCAGCAGACCGCGCAGGTCGAAGCGCAACCGCGCTCGCAGATCCCGGGCACGCCGACCCAGCCGCAGGTGCCGCTGGGCGAAGAACGAGCGCGGCAGTATGATCGCGATGCGCTGCGCAACGAAGAGCTGGCGCGCCGCGCCGGCATGGTGCCCGGCGGGCAGACGCAGGCGGAAGCCTATCGCGCGGCCGCCCAGCAGGCGGCTGCCAAGGCCACGGCCATCCGTCAAGGCATCATCGCCACCCAGCAGAAGCAGGGCGAAAGCAACGTCGAGCTGGAGAAGGGCATCTTCGAGGAAGGCCGCAAGGGCTATCGCGGGGCGCAGGAGATCGACACCCAGCTCGATACGATTGACCGCTCGATCCAGACGCTGGGCCCGAATGGGCTGACCGGCATGGGCGCGGGAGCGACCAACCGGCTCGGACTGGCGCGGCAGTATAACACGATGATCGGCTTCATTCCCGAAGACATCCGCAAGGAATTCGGCGTGACGCCATTCGGCAAGGACGAACTGGCCGGCTGGGAGGCCTTCAACAAGGCGAGCCAGAAACTGGGCTTTGCCTTGGCCAAGCAGCTCGGCTCGCGCGAAGCGATGCAGATCGTGCAGGCGGCGACCGCCTCCGTGCCCAATGTGGAGCAGACCTACTGGGGCGCGCGATTAGTCTCCGCCGGCATGCGGCAGGCGGCGCAGCGCGACAAGGATTATTTCCAATATCTCGTCAACTTGAAGCGCAATGGCCAGTCCACGCTCGACGCCGACGTCACGTTCAACCGCACACATCCGGTGTCCGCCTACACGGCCAAAGCCGCCTCGGTGGTGCCGCCGGAGAATGCAATCAACTTCCTGCGCGCCAATCCCACCCCGCAGAACATCCGCCAGTTCAACGCGAAATACGGCGACGGCGCGAGCATCGGCGTGTTTGGCACAGGCAGGCAATAGATGGCCGACAACGTCTTCGATCAGTTCGACGTGCATTCCGGCACGCTGCCGCAACCCGCTGGCGGCAACGTGTTTGATCAATTCGAGGGCGGCCAGCCGCCGCCTCCACCAGTGGAAAAACCACCGCCGCCTCCGCCGAAGCAACCGCCGTCGCTCTACCAGTCGGTCTACGAGAACCCGATGCTCGGGGCCGAGCAGCGCGCGGTACCGCACCCCGAGCGCTACGGACCGCCGCTCGCCTCGGGCAAGGATGTCTCGGTCAGCGACGCGGGCGAGATTTCGTTTAAGGACGCACAAGGTAACGATGTTCCGACCGACCGCAGACAGCATGTGATCCTGCAAGGGCCGGAAGGGCTTTCGGTCTATGCGCGCACCCCGCAAACAAGGGAGTCGCCGGTCGAGGGCATGGCGCGCGTGCTGACCATGGGACTGGGTGCACCTGCCCCGGGTGCACCGACGCTGGCGGCTGAAGCTAGCATCCCGCGCTTGAAGGCGGCCGCAACCGGGGTTTACGAGAGCCCGGCGATTGCGGATCAGCCCTTCGATCAGGCCGCGCTCGGCGCGGCGTTCCGCGAGATCGCCCCGAGCCTCGCGCGCACCGACCCCCGGTCGATCCAGCGCATTCAGGGCGAACTGAACGACCTCGGTGGGACCGTCAACGATCTCAATCTCGCCAGTGAGCGACTGGGCAAGATCGCCGCCGAGACGCAGGGACCGGTCGGCAACCAGACTGCCACGGGCGATGCCGCAGCGGCGCAGATCGTCAAGAAGCGCATCGACCAGTTCATCCGCGAAAGCGCGCCGGAGATGACCGACGCGGACAAGAACTACGCCGCCTATAAAGCGACGCAGACCATCGTCAACCGGGGAAACCTCGCCAACGTGATGTCGCGCGGCGGCGACCTGCTCGGGCGGCTGCAGACGCAGGCGACGCAGTTGCTCAAGGACCCGCGCGCCATGCGCGCGTTCACCCCGGAAGAAACCGCCATGATCGAGGCGCTGCAGCGCGGTGAACTGCGCGGCGAAGGCTTGCGCAATGCCGCACAGTTGGTCAGCGGCAAGCTGGGGCAGGCGCTCAGTCTGGGCGGCGGCTTGGTCGGCATGAAGCATGGCGGTTTGCTGGAAGGCGTGGCCGGATACGTCGGCGGATCGGTGGTCGAGCCGGTGCTCTCCCGGTTCCTGCAGAGCTGGGGCAATCAACTGGGAGCCGATGCGGTCGACCGCCTGACCCGGGCGATCCGTGCGCGCTCGCCCTTGGGGCAGGAACTGGCGCAGAAGGTTTCCACTTACAACGACGCGCAGAGCGCGCTGTTTCGCCAGCCCACCACCACCACGCTGGGCACGCTGGCTCACACCTCACGGGAATTGTCGCTGAGCTTGCGCCGGCTAGGCGTGGACATCCGGCCGCCGCAGCTGATGGGCGGCACGAAGGCCGACGAGGATAAAGATCAGGTTCCACGGCCACCAAGTCAGTGACATCACGATCACAAGGTAGACAATCAACATGGCGGGTACCCTCTTCGGGCTCTCGATGAGCCAGCGCGTCGACCTGAACGGCAATCCGGCGGTGGGATGGCTACTCTACCTCTATCAGGCCAATACGTCGACGCCCGTCTCCTCCTATGCCGACCAAGGCCTGACCATCCTCAACCCGTGGCCCTTGGTGGCCGATTCCTACGGCATGGTGGGGCAGTTCTGGGTGGCGGACGGGTCCTACCGGGCGCGCGCCACCAGTTCGGACGGCTCGCTCACCTATTACGACCAGCAGAACATCCTCGCCATCGGCGGCTCGACGTCGAGCGGCGGAGGCGGAGGCGGGGGCACCATCGACCCGAGCCAGATCTTCCAGACCGGCGACCTGATCTGGGTCGACACGCAGGGCACGCGCACGGGCTGGGTGCGGGACAACGGCCGCACGCTCGGCTCGGCGACCTCGGGGGCGACCGAACGGGCCAATGCCGACTGCCAGAACCTGTTCACGTTTCTCTGGAACACCTACGGCAACAATTTCTGTCCGGTGGTCGGCGGGCGCGGGGCGTCGGCTGCGGCCGACTGGGGCGTGAACAAGCAGATCACGCTGCCCGACAAGCGCGGCTCCTCGGCCTTCGGCTTGGATGACATGGGCAACACGGCGGCCGGGCGGCTGGCGAGCGCGCCCATCGTCACGGCCGGCGGCAGCGTGGTCTTGCCCGGCACCGTGCTCGGGGAGAACACGCATACGCTCTTGGCGACCGAAATGCCGGTGCACAGCCACACCGGCTCGGGCACGACCACCGGGCAGAGCGTCGATCACACGCACACGCAGATCGCCTCGGCCTCGGTCGGCAGCTATTCGGCGGGCGGCTCGACCGGACCCTTGGGCGCGGGCTCGCAGACCGGCGGCACCAGCAACGACCACACGCACAACTTCTCGTTCACGACGGCCAACGCGGGCAGCGGCGGGGCGGCCAACATTGTCTCGCGCGCAACCCTCGGCACATTCTACAGGAAGCTCTGAATGAAAAAGACCATCGACTACAAGCACGGCACGATCAGCTATCTCGACAATGACGTCTACACTGGCAAGGCGCTGTCGCTTTACGGCGAGCGTGAAGAGCAGGAAGTGCAGTTCGTTCTCTCGCTGGTCAAGGAGGGCGACGTCGTCATCGACGTGGGCGCGAATATCGGCACGCTGACCCTCCCGCTGGCCAAGAAAGCAACCGTGCATGCGTTTGAGCCGCAGGGCCGCATGTTCGAACTGCTGCAGGAAAACGTGCAGCAGAACCACCTCCCGGTCGAATGCCACCAGTTCGGCCTCGGCGAGGCCTTCGGCAAGGCGGCGCTGCCGCCGATTGACTACGACGCGGAGAATAATTTCGGCGGCGTGTCGCTCTACGCGGGCTCCGACATCAAGGTCGCCACGCTCGACTCCTTCAACCTCGAACGCTGCGAACTGATCAAGATCGACGTCGAGGGCATGGAAGCGCAGGTGCTCAAGGGGGCGAAGGCGACCATCGAGAAGTTCAAGCCGTTGCTCTATGTGGAAAACGACCGGCTGGACAAGTCGGCGGCATTGATCGACCTGATCCGTTCCTACGGCTACGAGATGTACTGGCACACGCCGCCGCTGTTCAACCCGGACAATGTCAACGGGGTCAGCGAGAACATCTTTCCCGGGGTGATCACCGTCAACATGCTGTGCGTGCCGCAGGGGAGAGCCTGCGCGCAGATCGCCGGCCTGCGCCGGGTCACTTCCAAGTTCGACCGCGAAAGCGGACGCGCGCTGCTGCCGCCGGACGTCAAGCCGGCGAACGGCTGGGCGGGTGTGGCGCGGTTCGGCGGCATCGGTGACAACCTGATCGCGGCGGCGGCGGTCTATGCGCTCAAGCGCAAGGGTTTCAAGGTTGAGATGATTACCTCGACCGCCGCGCAGTGGACGGTCTACCAGCACAATCCGAACATCGACAAGCTGTCGGTCAAGACCAACTTCGAGCTGCCGCAGATGGGCACCATCGAATGGCAGAAGTGGTTCAAGGGACGCAGCGAGGAATACGACGTCTTTGCCCACATGTCGCACTCGTGCGAAGGCACCATGGCCTTCTTCCAGTGCATGAGCCAGTTTCACTGGCCGGCGCATGTACGGCGGCGCATCGCCAACAAAAGCTATCTGGAGATGCAATGCGACCTCGCCGGCTGCGACTACGTGTTCGGTCCGCTGTTTTATGCCTCGCCGGAAGAACGGACAAAGGCGCTGGAGACGAAGGCCAAGGTCGGCGAACGCTGCATCTCCATCGTCATGTCCGGCTCGCGCATCGACAAGCTGCATCCACGCTTGCCCGCGCTCGTCATCCGGTTGCTCAACGAACTTAACGCGCCGGTCGTGCTGCTCGGCGACCCGCAGAACTTCGAGCACGCGCGCGCCATCGAGAAGTGCGTGATCGATACCAACGGCACCAGCAAGGGCCTGCACGTGGCGATCTCCTCGGCCCCGGACGTGGAGGGCAAGCGGGCGATTGACTGGCCGGTGCGACGCACGCTGTCGTTTGCGCTCGTCTCCGACCTCGTCATCGGCCCGGATACCGGCATCATGTGGGGCGTGGCGATGGAGGACATGCCCAAGGTCATGCTGCTCGGCCACGCCTCGGCGGAGAACATCACCAAGCACTGGGTGAATACCGAAACGCTGCACGCCGACCAGAGCGTGCCGTGCTGGCCATGCCACCAGCTGCATGACGATCCGCCGGGCGGTCCGCCGCCGGGCTTTCACTCGTTCTGCACGCCTAATACCGACAACAGCGGGGCGGCCTGCATCAGCTCGATCTCGATTGAAAAGATCGTGCAGGTCGCGCGCGTGCACTGGGAACGAAAAAGCGAACCACAGAAGGAAGTCGCGCATGGCTGACACGATTGCAGGCAAGTTCACGATGACGCTTGACGACACCAAGGTCTTTCTCATCCGCAAGAAGGACGACGGCCACCACTACAAGATCTTCCACGACGGCCGCGAGGAGCGGATCGAACCCGACGAACTCAAGGCAATGCAGAAGGAGTGAATGATGGCTAACATTGCGATGTACGCGCAGTCGAACATCCTCAATTACAACCTGCGCGGCACGACGACGGCGGCTCCGGCCGCGTGGGGCATCAGCCTGTCGCTCGGCTCGCCGACGACCGTCTCCGGCTCGGAGATGTCGACCTCGAACATCTCGACCCGGCAGAGCGGATTGTTTGCTGCCGCCACGACCGTCGCCGGTTCGGCCTATTGCTCGAACACCTCCTCGGCGGCGTGGTCGAGCGTCTCGGCGGCATCGATCTCCGGTCTGGTGATCTGGGACACCATGCTGTCGAACAACTCCGGCAACATGCTGTGGTACGGAACGCTCGCCGCGCCGCGCACGCTGTCGGCCGGGGATGCAATCGTCATCGCCGTCGGTGCGTTGACCTGCGCGCTCGCCTGATCCATGGCGCTGCTGGTTCGCTGCATCTTCCTGCCCACGGCGGGGGGAATCGGCGACTTTGTCGTCTCCAGTGCTGCCACGAGCTTGGGCGGACAGACGCCGGCCTCGGCGGGCGCGGTCAACGGTAAGATCTACGAGTACTCGGCGGAATTGCGCGATGCCTCCGGCAACGTCACCGCGTGGGAGGTCGGCTACGGGGCCTACACGGTTTCCAGCGTCACGCTGGCGCGCACGACCGTGCGCTATTCGACCAATTCCAATGCCAAGGTCAGTTTTGCGTCGGCCCCCTATGTGATGGTCACCGAGTTGACGATGGGCGACAACCCATCGTTGACCGGCACGGCGGCGGTGCCCGTCACCGACTTCGCGCAGACGTGGAATAACGTCTCCGGGGTGTTCGCCGGGCAGCGCTTCAACGTCACCAACACGGCGAGCAGTTCGGCGGCCCCCAACGAGAGCCTGCTGTATGACTGGCAAGTCGGCGGCATTACCCAGACGGCGATCCGTGCCGACGGGGCCTTCATTCTTTACCAAACGAATGATGGCGCGGGGAATTACGCCCGCGTGGTATTCAAGTTCGACCCGACCGACGGTTTCTGGATCAATATGGAACAGGGCGGCACGGGGACGTCTCCGCCGTTCCACTTCAAGAAGGGCGGCAACAATGCCCTCGACTTTGACTATTTGAACCCCAACGCGACGACCATTCCCTCCTACACCCCCTTCTTTGTCGGCAACACCGGCGGCTCCGGCTCGACCCCGTTCGGGCAAGTGGTCATCAACGATTACAATGACGCAGCGGGGGTCAATGCCAGACCGCAAATCTGGATGGGCAACAAGGGCGACTATTTCGGTCTGGGCCCGGCGACGACCGCGACCGATGTCGACCGCGCCATCCGCTTCGGCGTTTCACCGGGGGTGCAGCAGCAGTGGAACAACACCTATAACTCCGGCGGCAACGGTGTTTCCAACTGCAACCTCGCGCAGCACGGTGACTTGCGTTCCTATAACGCAATCGACATCAGCCTGACGTCCGGCAATACCGAGTGGGGCGGCGTCGATTGGACGACGACGGCCGACACCTGCACCATCGGCAGCCACATCACCGGCACCGGGCACGGTAATTCCACGCTTGCCCCGGTGGTGCTGCGCGGTGGTGGTAGCACGATTGGCACCAGCATCTTGGGTGCAGGCGCGGCCGGTCCCGGCACCGGAATCGTCGACGCCGAGAACTTTCTCTCGCTGAGCGCGACGCAGACGGCGACCAGCGGCTCGGGAGCGCAGACATGGTTCCCCGGCGGCGGGGCGACGGCCTGCACCGTCGCGGCCAACACCAGCTACTTCTTCGAGGGCCAGCTGCACCTCGCCAATGGTGCGACGACGCACACGACGGCGCTGTTGTTTGCCTTGGTCACCGCCACGATCACCAGCATCAAATACGACTTCCTGATCGCGTCGGTGGCGGAAAACACGGCGGGCGTTAACCCCTTGATGGGGGCCATCAACACGGCAAGTTCTACCGTCCTAAACGCCACGTCCACAGCGGTTGGCGCGCATATCTGGATCAGAGGCATTGTACGGATCGGCACCGGCGGAACGATTGCGCCGCAGTTTCAGTGGTCCGCCAACCCGACCGGCACCAATCAAGTGCTGCTCAATACATGGTTTAGGATGTGGCCGCTCGGTTCCAACACCGTGCTGTCGGTAGGCCCATGGGCATAAAGGGAGACGAACAGTGGCGACCATGACCTTCGGCCTGTCCGGGTCCATCGTTAATTCCAACAAGACCTATAGCGGAGCGGACTCGGACGTCACCGGACTTCTACAATGGGCTTCGGCGACTTATCGCGGTTTGATCGTGCAGCAGACGCCTTCGGTGCTGTTCACCGGCTCGATTGCCGGCACGGTGCTCACCGTGACAGCGGTCGCCAGCGGCAACCTCGCCACCAACCAGTTCATCTTCGGGCCCAGTACGGCCGACGGCACCTACATCACGTCGCTCGGCACGGGCGGCGGCGGTCCGGGCACCTATAACCTGTCCACCTCGCAGAATGTGCCTTCGCAGAACATGCAGTCCTTCGGGCCGGATCTGGTGTCGTATGGGCTCTTTCAGGCAACGCTAAACAGCTGGATCGCGCAGGAGCAGAGCTGGACCAAGCTGAAGAACCAGAAGGCGGTCCCGACACCGCCGCCGATGGGTTGGTCATAACCCTTTAGGACGTCGCCATGTCCGGCATTAGCGCAACCGGCCGACTGGCTACTGCCGAATTCTTCCCGCCCAAGCCGCTCGCCGGAGCCACCGCTACCTTCGGCGGCGCAGGCGCGCTGACCGTCAATGCCAGCGTCATCGCGGGTGCGTCGGCCAATCTGGTCGGCGCGGGCGCGATGGTCGCCGACGTCCGCTACCGGCAGGCCAGTGCCAGCCTGAACGGCGCAGGCGCGATGAGCGTCAGCGCCACGGTGCAGCGTCCGGCACTCGCCACGTTCAATGGCGCGGGCGCGCTGGCGGTCACGGGGCGGTTGATCGCGCAGGTCAGCGCCAGCTTCCCCGGCTCCGGGGTCCTGACGGCGAACGCGGCGATCAGCAACGTCGCCAGTGCCACGCTCAGTGGCAGCGGGCTCCTCAGCGCGAGCGCGACGATCCAGTATCAGGCCGCCGCGAGCTTCGGCGGCTCGGGCGTGCTGGCGGCCGATGCCACGGTCATCCACGGCAGCACGACGTGGCAGGCCACCGCGACACTGATCGGTGCCGGTGCGCTGACCGTCCCGGCGACCCTTCAGCTCCCGGCCCTCGCAAGCCTCGTCGGCACCGGCGGCATGGCCGTCACGGCCAGCCTTTTCGATCTGCAGTCGCGCGCGACGTTTGTCGGTGCCGGCGCGATCAGTGTCACGGCCAACCTGATCGACCTGCAGTCGAAGGCCACGCTGACCGGCTCCGGTACCCTCAAGGCTCCCGGCAACATCGTCGACGTCCAGTCACAGGCGAGCTTCGCCGGTGCAGGCGCGATGACCGTCAGTGCGGCGGTGGTGCGCCCGGCCAGTGCCAGCCTGTCCGGTTCCGGCACGCTGACGGCGGTCGGCTCGCTGGTCGATACACAATCCCGGGCAACCCTAACCGGGTCCGGTGTGCTCAATGCCGCCGCCACGGCGATCCGCCCGGCGACGGCGAGCCTGTCCGGCTCGGGTAGCCTCGCCGTCACCGCGAACCTGATCGAATATACCACGGCGAGCCTGTCCGGCTCGGGCCTGTTCACGGCCAGCGCAACGACCATCCGTACCGCCGCCGCCGCGTTCGCCGGCACGGGGGCGATGACTGTCCCGGCAAACCTGATCGAACTGGCGTTCGCCACCTTCGGCGGCGCGGGTCAGATGACGGCGACGACCCAGCCGGGCGGGGTCAACGCGACCTTTACCGGTTCCGGTGCTCTCACCGTCAATGCCCGGGTGATGGCGGCCGCCGCCGCCACCTTCACCGGGTCGGGGGCACTGACCGCTCCGGCGGTGATCCGTGCCCCGGTTACGGCCACCTTCGGCGGGGCCGGGACGCTGACCGGTTCGGCGACCCTGCGCGCTCCGGTTTCGGCGACCTTGCGCGGGGCGGGCTTCCTCACTGCGCCGGCCGTGCTGGCGCGTCCGGCGCAAGCGAGCTTCGGCGGCTCCGGGGCGATGACGGCGGACGCGACCGTCGTCTCCGGGCCGAATGTCGTCTTTGCCAACGCCACGTTGATCGGCGGCGGTGCACTGAGCTGCACGGCCACGGTCCTGCGCGCACTGCAGCCGATGGAACCGGAGGACTTCCTTTCCTCCCGGGGCGGCGATGCCTTCCTTTCGACCCGGGACGAGGCCGACCTTTCACTGGTCGAGGAGACGCCGCAGGGATCGGTCTATATCTCGGCGTGGGAGGCGGAAGTCGAGATCGTCGAAGAGAAACCGCATGGCGACGTGTTCATCAGGATTGCAGCATGAAAACCTTCACCCGCGATTCGACCATCCATCTCAAGTTCAACTTCCGCGACCATGAGGGCGTGCTGATCAATCCGCTCAGCGCCACCGTGACGCTGTCGTACAAACCCCCGAATGCGACCGACGTCACTACGATCAGCTACCCGTTGGTGCAGAGCGGGTCGGACTGGACCTACGACTGGGATTCAAGCGTAGCGAGCGCGTGCATCATCGACGTGCATGCGCAGACTGACGGCGGCCCGCCGACCAGTGCCATCGACTGCCAGTTCCGCCTCAAGGCCAATACGACCAACCGGCGGCTGGCGGGTGATTACTGGCTCGATTGGGATGCCGGGTATGGGCTGTGACATGCTGCTGCCCGCCATTCGGCACGTAACGCGGGTGCTACTGTGCGTCGTAGGCGCAGTGGCGTTGACGTGGGTCCTGCTCATATCAGTGCCGGATGAAAGCATAAGCCAGAACCAAGTGGTCCCTGAACTTTATGAAGGCGTTCCGTTTGATGCCCATCTGCTTGCTCTGGACAGGCGGGCGCTTGATGAGGCTTACCACACCCAACTTCTCTTGCTATTCAGCATTTGGCTCAGGCAACAGGCGGTGGATGCTAAGCAGATAACTAACGGACTGCAGATAGCCCGCAGGGCGTATAATCAAGCTGCAGGGCAGATTGCAAAGCGTGAAGACGCATTACATGAGACTGAGCGGCAACGGCAGGAACTGTTGAAAGATGCCGATCAAGATCGCCATTAGCAGTGGACACGGGGCCAAAGTTTCCGGGGCCAATTACTACATCAATGAAGTGGACGAGGCCCGTCGCGTCGTATCGGCGCTGGCCGAGGCCCTGCGCGAGCATGGCCACGAGGTCACCGAGATCCACGATGACACTTCGGACACGCAGGATGAGAATCTTGACTGGCTCGTCTCAGAACACAATGCCACCGACCGCGACCTAGACCTGAGTATTCATTTTAATTCCGCCGACCCCCAGCCAGTCGAGGGGTTCATCGGCACCGAATGTTTCTACCAGACGCAGACCGAGCTTGCGGCCAAGATCAGCGCGGCGATCTCCGACAGCCTCGGAATCCCTGATCGCGGGGCCAAGTACGGAAGCTTCTACTGGCTCAGTCACACTAACCGCCCGGCCTGCCTCGTCGAGGTCTGTTTTGTCATGGCGCGCGGCGACGTTGATGCCTACGAGGACCGATTCGAGCAGATGATCGAGGCCGTAGCCTCCATCAAGATGACCGAGACGCAGGTCACGTTCAGCGGGACGGTCAGCCATTTTGGCGGAATTTTGGACTCCGGGGTCGCATACGACGAGGATCTCGCATGGTGGTGGGATTGGGATCAGGTGGTGGCAGATGGGGCCGATCATCTCTTCCTCAGTGAGCAACCTCCCCACACGACGGGCTTGGCCCGCCGCCTTGATGCTGAAAAGGCGTTTTACGTAGCCTGCCGTTGGAATTACGACGTGACCCCCAAGTCAATGCTGGCCGACCAGCGGCTCACGGCCATGGTCCATGCGCCGAAGACCGGGCGCAGTTTTACCGCACAGCCTTGTGACTGGGGGCCCCATGAGGAGAAAACCGGCAGGGCGGCAGATATCAGTCCGGCGCTGATGCGCGCGCTTTTTGGAACCGATGATGCTACAGACGAACTCGTGCAAGTGACCTATCCAGCCAAGTAAGGGAGAATGCGAAATGGCAGCAGTACCTGTCAGTATGCAAGTTATCATCTACCCAAAAAACAAAACGGTCGCGCCCTACCCGGCGACGATTGTCGGCTATGCTTGGATTACCGGACTGGGTGTCGACGTTTCCCCGCCTGATCAACAACCCCCGAGCCTTCCGCCGGGAAAACCGACATTTCCCATTTGGGGACCGCCCGGGATCGAGCTTCCTCCTGTTCCCGGCTATCCTCCGGTCGCATCGCATCCGCTACCGGAGCCGCCGCCGGATCTTCCCACCAACCCGCCAGATGACAACGGGTGGATCAAACCGCCGCCACCGGGAGGCGGTTGGGGGTTCCATTCTGAGCATGGATGGGTCTACGTGTATAAGCCCGGTGAGGGGCAGGCTGGCCCAAAAAAGTAGCTAGCGCGCGGTCCGCCACGCGCGTTCGACGCGCTCGGCCCAAGCCTCGGCGAAGGCATAGGGGTCGGGCACGGAAATAGACCGCCAGAGCTGGAACGGCTCGGCCTTGGAAAAGGGCTCTTGATCGGCGGCTGCGTCGAGTTCATTATACTCACTGGGATGGACTTCCTTTATGGCCCCCGGCAACGGGGGCTCTTTTTTTATGTCGGCGCGCTTCGGGATTGGTTCGATGATCGGGTCGAGCTTAAGACCGCGAGGCGGACCACGCCGGTTGCTCCAGCAGTGCTGACGCGAGTACCAATATAGATGTGCACGCGGGAATAGCTCCCGGGCCTCGCTTTTTGAGAGACAGACCTCGCGCGTGCCAGCCGGGACAGCGAGAAGCAGCGCCAAGATAAACAGGGCAAAACCGACGACCACGAGCGTCGCGAGTGCAGCGATTGTCTCATTGCTCATTTGCCTGCTGCTCTTTTGCTTTTTTGCTGACGCGCGGCGCTCGCGGCTTTTTCTCCGGGGCCTTGACATCGAACTTGTCCAGCACCTGACGCACCAGCGACATGAACCGGTCTTTTTCCGAGCGGTCCGACTGCAGCGTCTGGATATCGTTGCGCAGTTGCGCGTTCTCCCGTTCGAGAAACTCGATCTTGCGCTGGTCACCCGCCCGCGCCAGCACGGCCTCGGCCACCTCGGCCTTGAGCGCGTTCTCGCGGTCGTCCGCGCTGTCGATGCGGCGCTTGATTTCGTCGTATTGCACCGCCGCCTTGCAGAAGACGTCGCGCCTGTGATCCGCGTCGGAATAGTCCGGCGGCTCCGGCAGCGCGGCGACCGGCGGGATCTCGTAAGTCTCCGGCTCGGGCTCCTTGCGGATGAAGCTCGGAATCAGTCGCTCGATGGTCATGCTTTGCCTCCTCGCGGTTTCGGGCGAAGGATCTTCGCTCCGCTTACGTCAATCATTCCATTTACGCGGGTGACGACGCCGCCATTGCAGGTCGCCTTGGTGGGCAAATCATCCACCTGCCGAATGCGTGTCAGCCACTTGCCGTTCTCGTAAAGCGTGCGCGTCAGCAGCACGTCGTCGTTCACCGCATAGATGAACAAGGTCAGCGAGCAGCACAGCAGGTCGGCGATGTGTGCCCCGGTTGTCAGTTTCTCGTAGGTGAGCAAAGCTTCCTTGGCGAACCCGGTGCAGAGCTGTTCGACCGTGAACTTGCGGCAAGACGTCAGCACGGCCGTCTCGATGATGCCGTCGCTGACGAGGAAGGCATCGACCTTCGCTGCTCTGGTCTTGTCGGTCTGCACGATGTCGATCAGCGGATGGTTGCGCCAGTAGATCTCGTAGGCGCGCTCTTCCTGTTCGAGCGTCGCCTGTCCCGCAGGGGTATTGATGTCGAGGCTCATGGTGCCCACGCCAGTGAGGGTCGACCGGTGCGGCCCCAGTACCAGAGATACCATGCATGCCACTCCGAAGGCTGCGGGCGTTTGCCGTCGTCTCGCTCGAACCAGACGATGCGCTTCTGCAGTTCAATCTTCTTGGCGAAGGTCTGCGACTCGGCGAACAGCGCACGCCGTCCCTTGGCATGGCTGTAGTCGGTCGGCAGCAACATGAAAACGAAGCCGGACACCGGCTGCATCAAATCGAGCGCATGCTGGATGAAGACGGCGCTGTCGCTATAGGGCGGATTGGTGACGATGGCATCGCAGCCTTGCGCGTCGCGGAACGAGAAAAAGTCTTTGCCGTCCTTGATGTCGGTCGCGTAGACCTCGGAGAACATGCCGCTATCCGTGAGGACGCGCACGAGATTGCCCTCGCCGCAGGCCGGTTCCCAGACCTTGTCCGCCCATGGCAGATGCGGCAGCACGCACTCCAGACACCATGCGGGCGTCTGGTAGGCGTCCTGTGGTTTGCGCTCGTAGGGACTATCGACGCGGCTCATGCGTTCAGGCTCCATGAAACCAGCATTGCATTCTTGACCAGCGCGTCACCCATCTCGTCGTCGCCAGTGACCGACCACAGCCGCAGCGACAGCAGGATCGGGTCGATGTGATACTTCTGCCAGAATGACCGCTCCGGCATGCTGTGGCTCTCCTGATGATGGGTGCGGCACAGCGGCGTGGTAAAAATATCGTCGGCCTTCATCGAGATGTTCGATGCCTGCGGCTTGAGCACCGAACCGTCGGCGAACTTGATGTGGCAGGCATCGCAGGGTGAGCCGCCGCAGATCACGCAAGGGCGCTCGCGTATCCATTTCAGGTGCTTGGGGTGCTCGCGGCGGGGACGGCGTTGCATCAGGCCTTCCCCTCCAATGCCTTGCGGGCGATTTCCGAGCAATACGGATCATTGTGTTTTGTGAGATCGGCTATTTCTTCCAGCGCCGCCCGCAGCCGGTCCTCGATTTCTGCTCGGCCTCTGCACTCAGCCTTGAGTGCTGCATTTGACAAGCCTAGCCGCGCAATCTCTTCGTCCTTAGTCACTATTGAATTTTGTATAGCATTCGCGAACCAAGCAATTAACCATCCCTCGTCTATATCAGAGTAGCCAAGCTTGATGGCTGTCTTGCGGAACTCTGCTGCCCATTTAGCTGCGTCAGACCCAAGACGTTGCAGCAATTGTCCATCCGTTTCCACGTCGCTCATTTCCCATCCTCCAATGCCTTGCGTGCGATTGGCGCGCTTCTCTCTGGATCGCGTTTGGCTATTTCTTCCAGCGCCGCCAGCAGACGCTCATTTTGATTGACCAATGACTCGGCCCGTCTCTGTAGCCGCGCTATCTCCGCGTCCTTTTCAGCCACAATATCAAGCCAAGTCCGCAACTCTATCAAGTCGCTCATTTCATCGCTCTCTTTCGGAAAATGGTTTAGCGTGTGGCCGTGACGAACAGACCAAACACGAAAAGCGCCGGGTCCCAGAAGAATATTTTCGTCGTCGCTCATTGTCCGCGTTTCCACATTTCGTATTCGCCCATCAGGCGGTCGAATTCGGCGAGAGCCAATTCGTTGGTAGCTATTTCTTTGCGGCTCTCGACACCGATGAGGACGCGCATGGCGTCGGCCGCCTTGTCGGCACCCTTCCCAATCGCGCCGTTCCAACTCAGACGTTTTTTCGTTTCGAGAAACTTCTGGAAGGCCGGTTCGCCGCAGACGATGCCCGCGCGCATCACGTTGGAATTGCGCTGACGTTTCGATTTCACCTCGACCGGCTTCGGCTTGAGCTGCTCGTCGTCGCCGATCTCGGAGAACGCCACGGCGAACCGCGCGTTGACATTGGCAAGGATCACCGTCTCCGGCAGTTCCTCCGGCTTGATGCGCAGCGTCAGCATGTAGCCGTCCGCCTCCTGCTTGAGCGCGACCTTGAGGGCTTCGCAGGCTTCTGTCATCGGAATGCCAAAACCGCAAAATACGGCAGCGCGGCCAAAAGAGTGAGGAGCACAGCCATACCTGACCCGCCGAGCACAAAAACCAGCGCGAGCAAGAACAACAGAAAGGTCCAAGAGATGAGAAAAGCGCTCATTCGGCCGCCTTTCGCAGCGTGCCTTCGAGGTCGACCTTGGTGCGCAAGGCGGCCACGAGGTTGTCGAGCTCGGCATTGAAGGCGGTTAGGCCGCGCGTCAGGTGGGTGCGGTAGGCCTCGTCGGGGAAGACGCGCACGATGTGCGGATAGCGTCCCGGCCAGTAGATCATCAGGTCGCACCACTTGCGGCCGGTGACCAACAGTTCGCCTTGGATCTGCGGGATGTGCTCGGCCGGGAAGGTACCGTGGATCACATGCGGCACCCATAGCTTGGGATAGGACGTCTTGACCTGCAGCAGGCCGTCCGTGCCGATAAAGCGGTCAGGGCTGCAGCCAGCCTTGAGGTCGTGGTTTTTCACGAACCCGACCGGCTCGGGGATCACCTCCTGTTCGAGCGCATAGATCGAACAGGCCTCGGCCTCCATCGCCTTGCCGCGTTCCATGTCGGCATTGGTGTAACTCTCGACCGGATCGCCGTAGATCACCTCGTCGGCCAGCTGGTAGAGGTAGTCGTTGCGCGTCTTGCTTTCGCTCGATCCCTTGCGCGGTTGCGCCATGACCTTGTCGAAGCACGAGGCGGTCGGCAGGCCGGCGCGGGCGAGGAACCACTCGCGCGTTCCCTGCTCGACGTCGAAGATCTCGATGTTCATGTGGCTTTTTCCTCTTTGTACTTGCCCTCTTTGAGCCATTTATCGAGACGTGCTTTGGCGGACTCAAACTTGATTGCTGGCACATCTTTGACGGCCAGCACATCGGCAAGCTGCAGAAACTTTTCCACACCGTCGTCATTCAGGAGATCGAGCCGCGATTGCAATTCAGCTATCTGGTCAGCGGAAAGCCCGCCAGCCGGAGCCCCTGATGCCCGGCCGTCGTCGTCCTTTGCTGCGGCCAGCCCCAAGGTGGCCTTTAAGGTATACCTCTGCAAATAGGAGACGGTTGAGCCGATGGCCTGTACCGGGTTCTTGTTGCCGGATGTATCGGGGGCGGCCTCAAGGAAATTGTCCGCCTCGCTGTGTCCGTCGTTGTGACCGATCACGCAGGTCACCCGGACCTTGCCGTTCTCCAGCGTGGCGATCTTCCAGCGGACCCACAGGCCATGCTGCGCCAGTACCGGATCGACGACCGCCATCAGGTCGGCGAGATCCTCGTGCTTGTAGGACGTGCGGTCGCCGGTCCGCCGGGAGTCAAACCCGACCTCGACGGTCTTCAGCACCTTTGGCGCATTGGCCTTGAAGGCGGCAATGGCGGTGCTGAAAGACCTCTTGGCCTGATTGGACTGCCAGCGTTCCTGCATGGTCAGCAGGCGGTCGAGCGTCTCGATTGAGGCACCCGACGCGATCGCCTGCTGCAGCAACTGCTGCGGGTCGAGCACGGTGGGTTCTTTCAGTTTGGTCACGTTGGTCATGGTTTGCCTCTCCTAAAAGTCCCACGAGGTTTGCACATTCTGATGCTTAATCTTCTGCACAAAGCGCTGCGCTTCGCGCCAATCATTGTGATCGCGTCCCTGCTTCCGCGCTGAGAACGACCAAGCCATGCTGTCGGCGCTATAGAGCGCGTCGCGAATTGCAGCTCGGGCCAATGCAGAGATCTTGAGGCCAAAACCGTGTAGCTTCAGATCTGGTCGCTTGCGTTTGATGGCGCGCAGGATTGCCTCAATTTGGGCCGGATCGGCATTGCGCTTGCAGATCGAACCGACACCGACCAGCATGCCGGGTCGCAAACGGTCGCCATATTGCTCGATATGGGCCACGTAATCGTCGGGCGAGTAACCCTGCAGCACCGGCATCAGATAGATGCCGACCAATGGCAAAAGCGCATCGTAGCGCTCTATTGTCAGACGCTGATGCTCGGCGACTGTCAGGCCGGTTTTTTCCAAAATGAATGGCTCGCACATGTAGTCCTGCGACACCGCGATCTTGAGCCCTTGATTGATTGTTGCCAGTCGATTGATCTCGGCAGCATATTCTTCCGGCTCATGCCGATAGCGACCATGGCGCGAGATTTCGCTGAAGGCACCGCTGTCGAGAATCCAATCGCATGACGGCACCGCGCTTTTCCGGCCGCGCACACGGTTGATCGAAATGAAGGCCCGATCAAAATTCTCCGATTGTTTGGGCTGGAAAAGACCGATGTAGAATTTCATCTGATTACCAAGCCTAGATGCAAGAGATAGGCGACATAGCCTAGAGCGAAAAGCACAGATGCGGCGCAAAGAATTCTGTTCATCAGTCACTGCAATCGGGATCTTCATTCTTGAACCCGAACAGCCGCTCGTAATTGGCTTGGCAGCGCTCGATCTCGGCGTCGGAGAACGGCGCTTGCGCGCGGCGTTCGGCCTCGGCCTCATGCTTGGACTGCCAATAATCCGCGCGCTCTTCGAATAGGCGCACGAGGTCGGCGAGCGCCTCTTCCTGCGTCTTGCCCCAGCCGATCATGTTCGAGCCGTCGGGCGCACCGTCATAGGTGCGGTCGTCGATGCACGACCAGCAATCGGGAGCCGCGTTCGGCTCGTACGAATAGCGCGGGTCGATGTGAAAGTGCCGGGCCTGCTCGGCGTGCCCGTCGATGTTGTCAGCGTCCATTGTCCTGCCTCCATGTGAGATCGCCGAACGGGCCGATGATGATGAACCCGTGGTCGAAGCGAAGTTTGGCGAAGTAGCGGCCCCAGTGCGAACAGCCCCGGTAGGCGCGCACACCGCGCTCGCGCATGATGCGGTCGAGCCGCGTCATCACCTTGATCGGGCGCGACTGCTCGGCATCGAGATCCTGATGCCGACGCCGGGCCGCGCGGGTAGCGATGGAAAGGCGGTTACCATGTGCCATATGCGACTAGCCCAAGTTCTTTGGCCTCTGACTCGCTAACGCGATCCCAAGAAACCATCTCACCTTTTTCATCGTCGGAAAGCGCGGCCCATCCATAAAGGCCGTCCTTTTCAAGGCGCTCAAATCGCACTCCGTTGATTGTGCGAACGTCGTTAGTAACGCCAAACTCCATTTGCTGCATTTCTTCTAATGTTGCGTAGACTGCTTTTGCCATGTTTGCCTCTCGTTCTGACACCCTCTTATGCGCTCTGCATAAAAGGGTGTCAAGTGAATTATACGCTGTGCATAACTATTCGCGGAGTATGTCGAATAGCGTGTCGTGCAATTCCTCCGGGTTGCCGAGGTGCACCACCTTGACGGGCGGCTCGGTCGCCTCGTCGTCGTAGACCGAGCCCTGATGGTCGCGGTCGTTGTCCGGCACGATGACCGGCGTGATGCCACGCTCGGCGAGGTCGGCCATCAGGTCCGCGTTCTCGCTCATGGTGCGGGTGATGATCTTCTCGATGCGGCTCGGCTTAAAGATGCGAAACACGGCCGGGAGCAGCTCTTCCTCGCCCGTCCCGGCATTGAGCGACTTCACCGCCTTGGGGTGCGCGACGAACACCCAGTGCTCGCCGACGTGGAAGCCGCGCGGGATCACCTTGATGCGGCGCGAGATGCCCAACTGGTTGGCCTCGCGGGCGAAGTCCTCCGGGGTCGGGTAGAACTTCTCGCCGACCCAGATCAGGCCCACCTTCTCGCCGAGCGCGTTGGGGTCCCAGATCGGGCAGATCGCGCGCTGATTGTCCGTGCCGGTGCAGGGCTTTTGCAGCCACGGGCGCGGGTCGACCCATGACCAGCCGCGCGTCTGCTTGATGCCCTGATTGCAGGTCGGACAGACGTGCAGCACGATGGGCATCTTGCAGCAGGCCATGCCCGAGCCCTCACCGACCAGATACAGGCCGCCCACCTTGCGGTAGCCGCAGCCGCGTTTTGCCTCGACAGCCATCAGACAGTCTCCTTTGCTTCCTGAATTGCCTTGTTGATTTTGTAGGCCACGTCTTCGACCGTGCCCTGCACTAGATACTCCTGCTTGCCCTGCATGATGATCTTGGTGCAGGCCGGGATCTGGTCGTAAACCGGAGCCTCGCGCACGTCCTCGTTCCACCAAAGGCGGACACTCGCGTCGCCTTTGTTTCCATAGGCATCGCCGGAGTGCTCGACGGCATCGACGCGGGAGGGATCGACCGCGATTGGCTTGCGGCCCTTGTGATCGATCATCCAGCGGGTAAACATCACTTTCATCATTGCACTGCCTCCTTCTGTTAGAACCCAAATTTCTCGGCGCAGATCGGACCGATGCCGCGCTCCATCGATTTGTCGTTGGTCAGCGTCAGGCCGCAGACCGCGCAGACGCCGAAGGCCTTGCCGTAGGCAACCGCCGCCTTGGCCGGGTCCTGACAGGCATCGAGCACGGCGGCTTCCTGCGCGTCGGTGCACTCGAAGCGGCGCACGAACTTGCCGCCCTTGACATGGCCGAGCTTGCGGCCGTCGTCGGTCTTGACGAACAGCATGCCCGCCCACTGCGAACCGGCCGAGCCTTCGGAGAGGATCAGCGACTGCTCGCCCGCCTTCAGCCGCAGCGGTTTCATCCAGATGCCGACTTGCCCCTTGCGCTGGGCGCGCTCGCGCGCGGTAGCAAAGGCCGTCTCGATCTTGGAGACGTCGACCGACTTGGCGTTATCGACGCGGGCCTGCCGGTCCTCGGCGCGAGCCGCATCGCGGGCAATGCCGCGCTCGACCGCCGCCATCTGCGGCTCGGACAGCGCGCCGAACTTGGCGACCGCGTTGCGCAGCGAAGCGGCGAATTCGAAGGCCGGGTTCTTTTCCAGCCACGCCCATGCGGCCGGGTGCGCGGCCTTGAAGGCGCAGACCCGTTCGGCCTCGTTGGTGGCCTTGCGGGTAGCGGCCTGCTGGCGCGACTTGGCACGGCTTTCGGCCGAGGCCTTGAAGGTCTTCTTGCCTGCGCCCTTGCAGGCGAAGCAGGGGCCGAGCGCGCGGCCGGAATAGGAAATGAAGCGTCCGGTGCCCCGGCACTTCGGGCACGTCTCGATGTGCTCGGCGGGCTTCTGCTCGCGATAGAATTCCGGGGTGTGCGGGGCGAGCGGGCGGGCACCGCCTTCGGTGCGGCCCAAGAGATCCGACAGGTCGTCGTTGAATTCGGGGGTCATGTCTTTGCCTCGTTTGTTCATCAGAAGACCATATGCCGATTGCATTAGCCTTGTCAACTATGCTATTGGCATTTTATGCCGATTGCTGTAAATTATTTTCGAGGCAAGCTGACAGGAGGGAGCACGATGTCCATACCGAAGCACCAAGTGACCGCCATTGCCATCCGCAGGGCGCGCGATGCGCTGGGCGAGACGCAGGGCCAGTTCGCCGCCCGCATCGGCATCAATCAAGCCACGGTGTCGCGCTGGGAGACTGGGCGGCTGCCGAAAAAGGGCGTGGCGCAGGCGCTTTTGCGCCGGGTGATGGAGGACATCGAGCGGATGTTTCCGCTGACGGTGCGCAAATAGGGTCTTTCCTCGTTTCACAAGAGTGACATACTGCCAGCCAAGGGGGTTAACATGCTGGATGTCCAGCGTCTGGATTGCGTCAAGTGCACGACGGCACTTGAGGTTGAGCTGCTCGGCGCGCTGATCATCGAGCGCCGGCTGCGCTCGCGGATGAAACAGCGCGTCAAGGTTGTCATCAAGGAAGTGCCGGCCTTACCGCCGCCCGAGCCCGAACCGGAAGTCCCGGTGATCCCTTGGCCGATCAGCGCGGACGGCCCGCCGCAGCCGATCCCGCTCGACTACCTGCCAGCCAATCAGGCCAACATCCGGCAGATCGTCAAGGCGGTCAGCGACCAGTTCAACGTGCCCATCGACGACATCAAGAGCGACCGCCGACAGGCCCCGCTGATCCGCGCCCGGCACACGGCCTTCCTGCTGTGCAAGATCCTGACGCGGCGCAGCTACCCCGACATCGGCCGGCAGATCGGCGGGCGCGACCACACCACCATCATCAACGGCGTGAAAAACCTCGCGTGGCTGGAGGCCGAACTTACCAGTGAACTATCGCGCAACGACACGATCCGCACATGGGCGCGGGTGGCGGCCAAGAAACTGATCTGGGCGAAGGGAGTGAAAGACGGATGAGCAAGGAAACGCGCAAGTGGATGCCGATGTTCTGGAGCGACTATTTTCGCGGCACCCAACAATTCACCAACGCAACCGAGCATGGTGCCTACTTGCTGCTGCTCGCCTATTGCTGGAACAAGGGTGCCTTGCCTCCCGACGACGACATGCGGCGTCGGATCGCCAAATGCACCCACCGGCAATGGCGGCTCATACGGAACTTGATGGAGACGAAGTTCGATAGCGAAGGTCGTAACGAGCGATGCGACATAGAACTCACGTATGCCATTGAAAAGTCTAAGACGCTTTCTGCAAATGCAAAGCATCGGTATAACAAAAGCAAATCAAATGCAGACACACCTACACCTACACCTACAAAGAATAAGAGCGAAATTTCAAAAATCGACAAAAATGGATACATTGCGAACCCGGGCTCGGAGGAATTCAAGACATGGAAAGACTGGGCGTTCGTGCATCAGACGGCGCTCTGGCGCGAGCTGCAGAAGAGGGAATTCGAAGGAAGAAGTTTTAGTTTCGAGAGCCAGTGGCCGAAATGAGCGTCAAGCTGCACGACCGCCGCGCCGAGCTGTCCGCCATCCAAGCCAAGCACGCGGTGGACGCCATCGTGCCCGACCCCTACTCGCGCGTCGGTGGCCAGATCACGGTGGTGCGCTTCGTGCGCGACGATCCGTTGGCCGGGATGCTGGCGCGCAACCAGATCGATCAGGCGCAGTTCTCCGCCGGCCGGCAATGGCAGGAGCACTGGGAGAACGCAGGTGTCGGCGTGGTCAAGGCCATCGATCCGACCAAGGAACCGGTCGACGGCAAGGGCTCGATGGTCGATCCGTTCACCGACCGGCAGAAGCAGGCCTTCACCGAGCTGCGCGTCGTGCAGTGCACGCTCGGCTACGAAGGCGACCTCTTGGTGCGCGATGTGCTCGGCGAGCGCATGCAGATCGTCGAAGCGGCGCAGCGGCGCGGCCGCCCGGCCAAATACATCGGAGTGAGGTTTCGCGAATGTCTGGAGACGTTAGCGCGGATGTGGAGATTCGTGGGTTAGCGCTTGACTGGTCTGCTCGACCCTATAGGTTGTGGCAGTCTGGCAAGATTAACCCCCTTGCTGGCTATCCCTACCCTCAAACGGCCCGTGGTGTTTGCCTCCAGCGGGCCGTTTTCTTATGGCCCAGTTATCGATTAGAAGCTCACCCATGCGTTAAAACGGAGCGAGGCTATGCCGATAGTGTCCGACGCGCAGCAACGCGCCATGTACGCCGCCAAGGCCGGGAACAGCACACTGGGTATCCCCAAGTCGGTCGGGGCGGACTTCGTGGCGGCCGGACCCAAAGGCGGTTCGTTCGCCAAGCTGCCGGCGCGCAAGAAGCCGATGGGCGCGAAAATGAAACGCGCGGTGGATTCCGGTATGGTTTCGCAAGAGGCACTCAGCAAACGAGGCTACTGACATGGCACGATTAACCACGGCAGAACGCAACGCGCTGCCCGATTCGGCCTTCGCCGGCCCGGACCGCAGTTACCCGATCAATGACCCCTCACACGCCCGCAACGCACTGGCCCGCGC